TAACACTGTGGATGACGCTGCTGTTGATTTCATCGAGCGTGGTCTTTTTGGTGGCTGATGGACTTAGGGCAGCCGCCGGTACTGCCGGTTCTACGGCTCCCTGAGCCACCTGTATTCCCCCCTCCGGTACTGGAGGTACCAAGAGCTGTTTTACCCTCGTACAAGCCGCTTGTAGTGCCTCCTAGTGACCTTCGTCCACCTCCCGGTGTAGAGGGTGTTAACACAGAAGAGGAAAAGACGGAGGAAAACCCAGCACCTAAACCTGTACTTTCTCCTATTCCACAGCCTCCGCCTAAATCGGAGGTCCAATACTTTGATGTACCGGGTACCGACTTGTCTGTCCCGTTACCTAATCCTGAAATTTTAGCTACGGCTACAACGACAGCTACTGTCTCTGTTGCAGCCACCCTTACAGCCACTGCAGTATTTAAACGGACAGTTAGCATTTTAAAACCCCTTATTAAAAAATTGCTAACTAAAAAGTCACATGCAGACGACTAAAAATTTTATTCATGATTTCTTCAGTGAGATCGTGAAGGCTCTTGTGCTTGTTTGGAGTGCAGGAGTATTGACTGCATCATACATGGGAATGTTACAAAAGATGGATCCAACGTTCGTAGCTTCATTGCTGTCTGGAACGTTAGCATCATATGGAATCTCTCGCCCTAAAGATCAAAAGGATAAAAACCAACTATGAAATTCGCTATTCCCGAACGGTATAATATCGTTCAAAAACTCTTGGTTTTGCTTGTTTTGTTCCCGAGCGGTGCAATGGCTCAATCCATTACCCCTCAGTTTACTCAAGGTAGTATGCAGTCTACCACTACCACCACTCAAACCATCACCGAAACTATCGCTAATGAAGTTTACGGTGGTGCATACTCATCATGGTCTGGAACAAATGTAACCCCAAGCGGGAGTATTACCGACTCTACAACTACTTGGTCGGTGACAAACGCAGGAGAACAGTTTCAACTAGAGACTGTGACCCGTGCAGCGGGGGTCGTGGAAACCAACAACATTATCCGCGACATCGACACTACTTCTACTACTACCTCGCTCTCTGTCTTCTCACAGTAGCGCCGGTTAAAGCGGTAGAAGACCCCAAAGTTCAGAATACCTCTAATCCAGTAGCAGCAGCTACAGGTAACGTAACTAATCAAGCAGTTCAATTCCAGAACAACGGTGCCCCTAGTAGACAACAGTTTACTGGGGGTAATTCTTGTAATGGTGCAACGATGACTTTTTCCCCGTTTTACATGGGGAATGATGTCTTGCCTGATAGTTACACACGTAATAATAACTACGGAGCACAACTTAACTTTAGCATTCCTCTTGATGGTAGTATGATTGAGCAGTGTAAAAAGCTAGCTAAACGTCACGAAGAAAAGATGCGTCTTGATTATGAAATAGTACGGGCGCTTAAGTGTGCAGAGTTAATGAAAGCTGGGTTTACTTTTAGACCCGGTAGCCGTGTAGAGGTAATGTGTCAAGACATTGTACCCATTGTCTCTTTGACAAATGAAGAAAAAAGCAACTGAGGATCAGTTTAACGAGCTTCATAACCTCGTCACTTCTGAATTCCTCGCACGTATTAAATCTGGTGAAGCCAGTACTCAAGATCTCAAAGCAGCTTGTGACTGGTTAGCCAAAAATGACATCAGCGGTGTTGCATATGAGGGCAACCCGTTGGATAAGCTGGCGACAGTTATGCCCAAGATTGACCCTGAAATGGTACAGCGGAGATTGTATGGCTCAAAGCACGTCTGATTACTACAAATCAAACCCTAAAGCTGCGGCTAAACGCCGGAAACAACAGCGAGCATACAACAAAACGAATAAAGGTCTAAAAATTCGGACTGCTGCTAACAAACTTAACCGTAAACTTGGAACTTATGGCAATGGAGATGGTAAAGATGCTTCCCACACCGGTAAAGGTAAAGGAAAACTTGAAACACCGTCGTCTAACCGCCGTAGACCCAGAACTGGTAAAAAGTACGCATGACCCCGCTGTTGCCTACCCCTGATCACTACATTTACAACCTCATAACCATGACGAGTCCTGAAGCCAAACGGATGTGGCGTAGAGCCATTAAGGAACACTTCAACTGTCAATGCGTTTATTGTGGAGAACATTATGAATTACATGAACTTACTTTGGATCACGTTGTGCCTCGTTATTTTGGGGGACAAACAATCACGAGAAACTTGGTTCCATCCTGCCGGAAATGTAATCAAGAAAAGGGGACAAGCAACTGGTTATCCTGGATGCGAGCTACGTTTGGTGCCAATCCGGGTAGAGAACAATTAATTTTATCGCACATTAAATAATGGCAGAAGAATTATCATGGGAAGAATGGCAGACAAAAGCTAATTCTGCTTATGTTAAAGGTGAGTACGGCGCTCAACAGATGATTGCAGACTGGGGTTATCCAGCAGGCATGACAGCTGAGGGC